ACCAGGTGCGCGAGCGCCTGCGGGGCGATAGTGCCGGCCCCGGTGTCTTGATTTTCGACACCTGCTACCACCTCATCCGCACGCTGCCGGCCCTGCCTCACGACAAGCACCGCGCTGAGGACGTTGACACAGAGGCCGAAGATCACGCGCCCGATGCGTTGCGCTATGGGCTCATGTCGAGGCCGTACGTGCGCGACAGACCCGGCACACCGCCGCCGCGCTTCCCGAGTCAGTTGAGCATCAACGAGCTGATACAACGGCAGACCGCGAAGCGGCTGCGCGAGGAGTAACACGCATGCAAGGCCCCTGGTCCGGTACTTACTCGAGCTCACAGCCCGCCGCGGTCGGGCTCGCGAACTGTCGCGCGATCTTGTGCACGACCGCCGGCAGTATCACTTATCAGCAGGGTCCGATCGGATCGCCAGGCCCCGCGACGACGGTCGCGATGGTGGCCGGACAGGTGCTGCCGATCGAGCTCAACACGGGCGCAATCACAGGCCTCGGCGCCGGGGCGTACGAGCTGCTCGCGTGAGCACGAAAGGCGCATCGCTTCAGCCCGCTCGCGGATCCGAGCGCGCTAAGGCCGGCGCGTTTGAAACGGTCGACTTCGCTCGCCGGCGCGACAAGAGCAAGCGGCGGCGTGATATCGCGAAGGCCTCACGTCGGAAGAATCGCCGCTGATGGCCACGCGGCGGACCTACAAGGGCGGCACGGTGCAAGAGCCCGAGCCGTCCCGGGAACCGCGCGCGCCGCGCCGTCGCTACAAGGGCGACCCAGTGCGGGATCCCGACGAGCCAGCTCCGGTCGATGCGAAGGAACTGCAGGCGACGCGCAAGTGGAAACGCGAGCTCTCACTCGCCCGCAAGCGCGAGAAGGACTGGCGCCTCGAGGGCGAGAAGATCGTCAAGCGCTACCGCGGCGAGGAGGCCGCGCGCAATCGCTACAACGTGCTGTGGGCCAACACTGACATCCTCCTGCCCGCGATCTACAACTCGAAGCCTGACCCGGACGTGCGCCGGCGCTTCCGTGATTCGGACGTGCTCGGCAAGGCGGTCGGTGAGGTGCTCGAGCGCGCGCTGTACGTCGTATGCGATGGCGACTCGACCGATGACACGCTGAAGGCTGACGTGCTCGACGGCCTGCTCTGCGGGCGCGGAGTCGCGCGCGTTCGCTATGTGCCAAAGCTGGCACAGCAGAGCTCGACCGAGCCGGCGAAGTCTCCCCAGGACACCGACCAGGACGAGGATGACGATGCCGGCGCGGCCGCGGTCGACCTCGAGGGCGACACCGATGACGGCGGCGGCAGCGAACCGGTCGAGCCCGATGAGGGCAGTTACGAGCAGGTCGAGTACGAGCAGGTCGTGCTCGAGCATGTCGACTGGCAGGATTTCGCGCACGGCTACGGGCGCATGTGGGACGAGGTCGAGTGGTGCGGCTTCCGGCACGAGCTCACGCGCACCGATGCCGAGAAACTCCTCGGCGCGGAGGCTATCAAGGGCATCAAGTTCTCGCCCGAGCAGATCGCCGACGACAAGAAGTACCACGAGGAGGCGGCGACGGTCTCCAAGGTCGCCGAGTTTTGGGAGATATGGGACAAAACCGGCGAGCTCGTGTTTTTCCTGCACGAGGACATCAAGCGCCGCCTCTATCCGGTCGAATCACCTAAGGGCGAGCCACCGCTGCAACTCGAGGGCTTCTTCCCGATCCCGAAGCCGCTGATCCTCGTACCTAACACCTCGTCGCTCATCCCGACGCCGATGTTTCACCTGTACGAGGACCAGGCGAACCAACTCGACACGCTCAGCTGGCGCATCGACAAGATCGTCAAGGCGCTGCGGCTGCGTGGTCTCTACGACTCGAAGCTCGCGGAGATCCCGGACCTCCTCGCCGGCGAGGACAACCAGCTCACGCCGGTGCAGAACGCGCAGCAGTGGGCTGATGCCGGCGGCATCGACAAGGCGATCACCTGGATGCCGGTCGAGCAGGCCGTCAAGGTGCTCGAGGCGCTGTACGACGCGCGCGAAAAGCAAAAGGCGATCATCGACGAGCTCACCGGCATCGCCGACATCGTGCGCGGCACGACCGATCCCGACGAGACGCTCGGCGCCCAGGAGCTCAAGAGCGGCTATTTCTCGATCCGACACTGGCGGCTGCAAAACGAGGTCAAGCGCTACGGGCGCGATCTGCTGCGCCTCGCCGCCCAGGTGATGTCGCAGAAGTTCGGCGTCGACACCTTCCAGGCGATGACCGACCTTAAGTTCCCGACCCAGGCCGACAAGTCGATGATGATGGCCAAGCTGCAGATGCTTTTGCGGCCGCCACCGCCTCCGATGCTGCCGCCGCCTGGTGCGCCGCAGCCGATGCCGCCTCCGGCTCTCACGCATACACAAGCGCCGCCGCCGCAGGTGGCGGCGGGCCCGGGAACACCCGGAGCACCAGCAGCGGGACCTCCCGCGGCCGTGTCGCCTCCGATCCCCGGAGCCCCGCCCCCGGGCGCAGGAGCTCCGCCACCTAGTGCACCGCCAGGAGCTCCGCCGCCGCCTAACCCCGCGATCGCGAACCTGCAGACCGCGCTCAAGGTGCCGTCGTGGGAGGACATCATCGCGATGTTGCGATCGCCGGCGCTGCGTCAGTTCCGCGTCGACGTCGAAACGTTCTCGATGATCGCCGGCACGATGCAGGCGGACATGAGCGGGCTCTCGCAGGTGCTCAAGGCCGTATCTGACACGCTCATGGGCCTCGCCCCGCTCGTGCAGTCGGGCGCACTCCCGGCCGACGCCGCGAAAGAGCTCGTGATGAGCGTCATCCGTCGCGCGCGCATGGGTACTGCAGTCGAGGACGCCTTCGACAAGATGCAGCCGCCGAAACCGCCGCCGAATCCTGCGCAGGTCGAAGCGCAAGCGCGACTCGCCGAGGTGCAGGCCAAGGGCTCGGCCGAGCAGCAGCTCGAGCAGGTGCGCCAACAGGGCGAGAGCGCGCGCCAGGCCTTCGCCGAGCACGCGAAGAGTCAGCGCGAGCAGAACGCCGAAATGGCGAAGAACATGCGCGAGGACCTCGATCGCCGCTTCGATGCTTTCGTGAAGATCGTGGTCGCCACCATCACCGCGACCAAAGCGCCCGACCAGGCGGTGCAGCCGACCGCCGACCGTGTCGTGCTCGAGGGCGGCCGCGCAGGTCCTGCGGGCACGCCATCGCCAGGAGCTCTCGCCAATGGCAACACGCCCGCACTTCCAGCCCCGGCCAATCAGTGAGCTCGTCGCTGCGGCGACGCGCATCGAGGCCGGCAACTTTGAGCTCGAGCTGTGGCCGGATGGGACCTACTTCGTGCGCGCACCGAGCGGTGAAGGCACCGCTGTCAGCCAGGCCGCCCTCGCCGTGAAACTGCGCGAGCTGTTTGAGGAGCATTTCTAACATGGGCCGAGTCCGCCTTCGCATGCGATGGGATCCCAAGCGCTGCGAGCTCGTCGAGGTGCCGCTCGAGTCGATGCAACGCCGCCCCTCGGAGGCGCCCGTCGTGCACGGCGATTACGAGGGTTACACGTCGCCCATCACCGGCGAGTGGATCGAGGGCCGACGAGCTCACCGCGAGGACCTCAAGCGCCACGGGTGCCGTGTGTACGAGGGCCGCGAGAGCGAGCAGCGCGCCGCGACTCGTGTGCAGGCCGAACACGCACGCCAGACCGAGCAGCTCGCCGAAAAGATGGCCGCGCGTGCCTGGGACCAGGCGCCGAGCCGGGTCCGCCGGATCCTTTCCGGCGGCAAAGAGTAACTACCCACCGACAGGAGCGGAAAACCCGCCATGCCACAGCCAACACTCAGCGACAGCGCGGTAGACGATGAAATCGCCAAAGACTGGCAGTCGATCCTCGCGGGCGAGACCCCGAGCGATACCGAGACGCCAGACGACGATACGCCAGGCGGCCCCGGCGAACCTGCGCAAGGCGGCGAGGGCGGCGATGCGCCGACCGGTGACGCGCCGCCAGCTGACGGGCAGCGAGCTGAGGGCGATCGTCCTCGGGACGAAAACGGCCGCTTCAAGCCAGAGCGCCGCTACAAAGAGCCGAAGCCCGCGGCAAAGGCTCCTGGCGCCGAAGCTGCTGAGGGCGCGCAGCCCGGGCAGCAACCGCAAGCCGCCGGCGAGCCAGGTCAGCAACCGGCGCCGGGCCAGCAACCGCGCGACGTAACACGGCCGCCCTCGACCTGGTCGCCGAAAGAGCGCGCCGCCTGGGCAACCATTCCGCCCGATGCGCGCGCGGCGATTCACCGCCGTGAGGCTGACTTCATGAGCGGCCAGGCGCAGCTGATGCCTGATGCGACTTTCGGCCGAGAAATGTCGAAAACGCTTGAGCCATTCAAGCTCTTCATCGAGACCGAGGGCGCCACCGCTCCGGAGGCCGTGCACGAGCTGCTGCGCTCGGCGTACGTGCTGAGGACCGGCACGCCGCAGCAGAAGTACGGCACGCTCGCCAACATCGCGCACCGCTATGGGCTCGACCTGCGCGCGTTCGCACCGCGGCCGCAGGTGGGCCCGAACGGCCAGCCGCTCCCGCAGCAGCAACAGCCGCAACCGCAGCAATTCCGCGATCCGCGCGTCGACGAGCTCCTGCGCAGCATTCAGACCCAAGCGCAGCAGAAGATGGCGGCCGAACAGCAAGAAACTGAAGGCTTTGTCACGCGCTGGATGAACGAGGCCGACGCCCAGGGGCAACCCAAGCGGCCGTACGTCGGCGACGTCATCAACGAAATGTCGGCCATGATCCCGCAGCTCAAGGAAGCCGACCCAACACTCACTCATGCGCAGGCCCTCGAGGCCGCGTACGAACGCGCGACTTGGGCACACCCCGAGATCCGCGCACTGCTGCAGCAAGCGCAGCAAACCCAGGCCAACGCACAACGCCGCTCTGAAAGCCAGCAGCGAGTCGCGAGTGCGCGCCGGGGCGCAAGCGTCAACGTCCCGCGACGAGGATCGCTGCCACCGAAGCCGCAAACCGGCTCGATGGAAGACACCATCGCGGACGAGGCGCGTCGACTCGGCCTGATCTCCTCCTAACCAACTCGGAGTAAACCCTCATGCCTGCTGGCATCACCAGTATCTTCGGCGCATGGACCGAGCTCGCGGCGACGACGTACCGCAAGCACGAGTCCGAAGTCGCCGACAACGTCTCGAAGCACAACGCGCTTTTCCGGCGCCTCACCGCAAAAGGCAAGATCCGCCGCGAGGATGGCGGCCTGTCGATCGTCACGCCGCTCGAGTACGCCTCGAACAGCACTTACCAGCGTTACAGCGGCTTTGATGCGCTGAACATCAACGCGGTCGATGTCCTGACCGCGGCCGAGTACCCCTGGCGCCAGGTGGCAGTCAACATCGCGGCCTCGGGCCTCGAGCTGCGCACCAACATGGGCGACTCGCGCGTCATCAACTTCACCAAGGCGAAGATCCGCAACGCCATCAACTCGTTCAAGAACGGGATGAGCGGCGACATCTATTCGGACGGCACGGCCGCGAATCAGATCAACGGCCTGCAGGCCCTGGTGAGCGCCACCGGCACCGGCACCGTCGGGCAGATCAACGCCTCGACGTTCGGCTTTTGGCTGAACCAGGTGCAGTCGGCGGCCGCGCCCCTGCAGGGCGGCTCGGCACTGACCCTCGGCCCCTCCACGATCGAAGCCTTGATGCTGACCATGTACATCAAGCAAACCCGCGGCGAGGACCAGCCCGACATCATGGTGTTCTCGGACGACCTCTTCACCTACTTCGAGCAGTCGCAGACCTCGATCAAGCGCTACACCAGCGAGCGCGGCAGCGAGAACGGCGACGCGGGATTCGTCTCGCTCAAGTACAAGAAGGCCGACGTGTTCTTCGACTCGAGCGGCGGCATCCCGGCCGTCACCGGTTACTCGCTCAACACGGACTATCTCGAGCTCGTGGTGCACCGCGATGCCGACATGACCGTGATGGACGAGCTCAAGTCGGTGAACCAGGACTCGGTCGTCATTCCCGTGCTTTGGATGGGGAACCTCGCCTGCTCGAACCGCTTCTTGCAGGCCACGCTGCACGCCTAAGCGCGCAGCTCGCGTAAATCTTCCGCTCTACCCGTGCCCGGTGGCGCCCTTCGGCCGCCGGTGTCTCGGCTGAGCTCAACTCGAGGAGTCTCTCATGCGATATGGAGCTTTGTTCCCCTACGCTGGCGCTCGCCCGCTGCAGGAGTATTTCCTGCCCGCGAGCGATGTCGGCGGCGGCGTCACCGGCATGACCAACTACGCAGGTCCCGGCTCGGCGCCGAACTTCATGCCCGCGGGCGCGATCGTCCCGGGATTCGACAACTACTGGGGCGGCGTGGAATTCATCTACGGCCAGGCCTCGGCGACCACACCGGTGTGGCAGATCTGCGCTATCACGCCGGCGCTCGTTGCGGGCAAGTGGCAGTTTCAGATGGCGCCTCAGGCCTCGACCGCCAACGCCGTGCGGCCGCTGTGCGTGGCGATCTCGCAAATGGCCGCGAATACCTTCGGCTGGTTTGCAGTCGGGGGCCTGGTCCCGGTGAGCTCGACCGCATCGATCGCCGCGAACACGGCATTCGCGGTCGTCGCGACCGGCCAGGCGGGCGCGGATGCCGCCGGCAAAGAGGTCGAGAACGCGATCGTCATCGCGCCGGCGACGACCACGGTCACGAAGAACGCGACGCTCGTCGCCAATTCGCCGATCGTGCAGATCACCGGCAACAACACGATCGACGGCCTGTTCATCGGCTGCGCGGTGTCGGGCACCGGTATCCCGGCGGCGACCGTGGTCGGTGCGCTCGATCCGGATGGTCGGCGATTCACCATGACGGCGGGCCCGGGTGCTGGTGGTGCCAACGTGAACGCGACGGCGGGGGGCGGCATCGTCCTCACCGGCACGTACAACGACGGCACCAACTTCTACAACATCGCCCACCTCAACCGGCCGTTCGCCCAGGGACGCATCACCTAACACGCGCGGAAAACCCGCAAAACACAGGGGATTTCGATGACCACTCGTAAACAACAGGCAGTAATCGACGAGGCCGAGCTCGTCCTGGTCCGCAAGGTGGCGCGCGCAATCGCTCGCGCCAACGGTCACTCACACCCCGACGAGCATGCCGATCGAGTCGTCGCCGCCTACAAGGGCGAGCTCGAGCCGGCGGAGGCGTCGGAGGGCGAGGACGCGGGCGAGGGCGCCGAGGCTTCAGGAGGTGAGGCTTAATGTCACTCCAACAGAGACTGGTGCAAGCCGGCTTTTCGGCGAACCAAGCGACCGGGATCCAGGGCACTGTCGCAAGCGCATTGGTGGCCACGGGCGCAACGCAGGCAACTGCGCTGCCGCTCGGGGCCGACAATAACGCCTTCGCGACGGTCGGCGCTGGCACGGGCGCGATCCTTCCGCCGATGAATCCAGGCGATGACATCACCGTGTACAACGGTGGCGCCAATGCCCTGCTGATTTATCCGCCGGTCGGCGCGCAGATCAAGGGTCTCGGCGTGAACGTCGGCTATTCGCTCGCGGTGGCGACCCCGCTCGCCTACATCGTGTGCATTTCGCCGAACCTGTACGTCGCCAGCCAAGCGGCGTAATTCGAGCACTTCATGCGGGGCGCCTTCGGCCCCGCTTTCCTTTTTCCCAACACCAGGAGAAAACCTCCGATGTCAGTCGTCCCGCACGTCGCAAAAGAACGCCCCCCGTTTGTTCGCTTCGAGGATCGCGAGGTCGGCATCGACCCGGATGCCAGCAAGGAGGCCGGGCGGCAAATTCCGATCATGAAAGCGCTCGCGCTCGTCACGCCGCACGGATCCAAGGACGTTGTCGAGAAATACGCCGAGCAGTGGCTCGATGAGATCGCCGCGAAAGCGCTGCGCGGGGACTACCCACTCGAGTGGTCGAATCTGTTTCGCGCTCAGTATGACGCCTGGCGCAAAGGCAACGAGCTCCCGCGCACCGGCACACCGATCCTCACCTGGCAGATGATCGCGATCAAAGAGCAGCGCACGCGACTCATCGCTCTCGGAATCACCACCGTCGAGGACCTGGCCGCGGTGCCCGACGGCGGCCTCGGCACGGTCGGACTCGACGGCCGGTATCTGCGCGATCTCGCCCGCGGCTGGCTCGCCGAGGCGAAAGAGCTCGGCGCGAGTGCGAAAGAGGTCGCAGATCTTAAGGCCGAAAACCTGCGCCTGTCTGAGAAGGCCGAGCTGCAGCAGGGCACGATCAACAGCTTGCGCGATCGACTCGATGCGCTCGAGCGACGCAACGCCGACCAGGACGCCCAGGTCGAGGCGGATCCCACACCTCGCCGGCGCGGTCGACAGACCCAGGAGGCTTAACCGATGTCGCTGCTCACGATGGTGCAACAGGTCGCGCTCAAGGTCCTAAAGATACCGACGAGCTCGATCATCACCGCCGTGGGCAGCGCGGACCCCAACATCCTCGACATCATCGGATTTCTCAACGAGGACGGCCAGGAGCTCGCGAGCCGTCACACCTGGCAGGGCCTGCGAAATGAGGCCAGCTACTCGACCCCAGGCGCCGCCGGCGGGATCCTCACACTCGGGAGCCTGGTCGGGGGCGCTGGATACGCCGGCGGTTTCTCGAGCGTGTACGGTTTCGTGCCGCTCACCGGTGGCCACGGCGCCGGGGCGATCGCCACCGTGTCGGTCGTCAACGGCGTGGTCACCACGGTGACGCTCGTCGTCAACACGCAGGGCAGCGGCTACCAGGTCGGGGACGTGCTCTCGGCCACCGCGGCGAATCTCGGGGGCTCCGGCGCCGGCTTTTCGATCACGGTGTTGACCGTCGGCATCGTGGGCAAAACCGCACAGGGCACGATCCAGTCGATCACCGGCAGCAACTTCGCTTTCATCGTCAACGAGACGTTCTGGGATCGCTCGACCCGCCGCCCCGTGTTCGGCCCGAAAACGCCGCTCGAGTGGCAGCAGCTGCAGGCGCAGCTGATGCAAGGGCCCTGGTATCAGTACACGATCCGCGGCAACCAGCTGCTCATGATCCCGCCGCCGGCACCTGGGGACCTGATTTACTTCGAGTGGATCCAGAACACCTGGTGCACCAACGCCGGCGCCACGCAGCAGCAGACGTTCCTGCAGGCCGACACCGACGTGTCGCTGCTCGATGAGGTGCTGCACGTCTTGGGCGGGATCTGGCGCTTCAAGGAGGCGAACGGGCTGCCCTATCAGATGGCGCAGGACAAGTACGAGCGTCGCTTCGCTGATCTCACCTCGCGCGACGGCGCCAAGGCGCGACTCGATCTCGCCGGCGCGCAGCAGGACATTTACCCCGGCATCATGGTGCCCTCCGGCAACTGGCCGATCGCAGGCGAGCCCGGTTAAGTGTTCGCGCCTTACGTCATCGGCCAGCGGCAGATCCAGCAGCCGCAGGCGGTTTCGGTCGCCGGCAAGTCGATCCCGGCGCCGACCGGCGGCCTCAATGCTCGCGATGCGATCGCGAACATGCCAGAGACCGACGCGGTCATCATGGACAACTTCTTCCCGACGCAGAGCAACGTGCAGCTACGCAAGGGGCGCCTCACGTCGGCCACCTTCGCCGGGGTCTGCGAAACACTCGCCGGCTATCCGGGGCTCGTGGCGAATGAGCTCTTTGCCGCGGTCAACAATGCCGGCGTCCGCTCGATCTATCGCGTGGACGGCCTCGCCGGCGGCCCTGTCGGCGCGCCCGTGGTCGGAGGCTCAGGCGGCACGATCCAGCCGATCACGTCCACGCAGTACGACTGGGTGATGAGCTCGACCGGCGCGGTTGAGGCGCTCTACCTGGTCAACGGCGTCGACAACCCGCTGCTGTTCGACGGAACTGCCTGGCACTCGGTCTCGCAGGTCTCTGTCCCCTACGCGCTCACCGGCATCAATCCCAACACGCTGAGCGCGGTCGGTTCCTATCACGGGTCGCTGTTCTTCATTCAGGCAAACAGCTTCAACGTGTGGTGGCTCGCGGTCGATGCGATCGCCGGCGCGCTCACACAGCTGCCGCTCGGTGCATACTTCACCCTCGGCGGCTACCTGGTGTCGATCCTGACGGTCTCGATCGACAACTCCCAAGGCCTGCAGGACTACATCGCCTTCATCGCCAACACGGGCGAGGTCGTGGTGTTCCAGGGCTACAACCCGGCCTCGGCGACGACCTGGTTTCTCTCGGCGCACTTTCGGCTCGGGCGCCCGATCGGCTTGGGGCGCCGCTGCTGGCAGAAGATGGGCTCGGACGCGGCGATCATCTGTGTCGATGGCGTCATCATGATGAGCCAGGCGCTGCTCACCGATCGCTCGCAAAGCCGCAACGCGGTCTCGGACAAGATCCGCAACGCGGTCAACGCCGACATACTGAATTACGGCAACAACTTCGGCTGGCAGGCACAGCTCTACCCTGACGGCAACAAGCTCATCATCAACGTGCCGACGACGCAGGCCTCGGCGAGCTATCAGTACGTCATGTGCACGCTCAACGGGAGCTGGTGCACCTTCGGCAAGTACGCTTCGCCCTGGAACGCCTATTGCTTCGAGGTGCTCGGCAACAACTGCTATTTCGGCACGACCGGTAGCGTGCAGCAGTGCGACACCGGCCAGGACGATGCCGGCAGCTCGATCCAGGGCCTGTGCACGCCGGCTTTTTCCTACTTCGGCCTGACCGGGCGACTCAAGCGTTGGACGATGGCGCGGCCGATCTTCACCGTCAACGGATCGCTTTCGGTCGGACTGACCTTCAACGTCGATTTCGCGATGGGTGTGCCGACCGGCACCGTGCCGGTGACCGTGGGCAACGCTGCGCCGTGGAACACCTCACCGTGGAACACGACTTTCTGGGGCGATGCGACTGTGATCTCGAAACAGTGGATCGGGATCTCGGGCTTGGGATACGCAGGCTCGCTGTCGCTGCAGGTCAACGCGAAGGACGTCACGATCCAGTGGCAGAGCACCGATTATCAGTTTGAGCCGGGCGGCTTGATGTGAGGGTAGTCGGGGCCCCGGCCGAACGCATCGCGCACTGGCTCGCTGAGCGTGTGCCGCACTTTGTTGTCGGCTCGACGCCTTACACCGCGGTCGCCCTGGTCAAGGATTCCGGGCCGATCCTGGCAGCCGTGGTCTATGACAACTTCACGCGCATCAATGTCGACACGCACATCGCGATCGAGCACCGGCACGCGATGACGCGGCAATTCCTGGGTGAAATCTTTCGGTATCCATTCCTGCAGCTCAAGGTCGCGCGCATCACCGGTAAGGTGGCGGCGAGCAACACGGCCTCGAGGCGGCTCTGCAGGCATTTCGGTTTCGTCGAGGAGGGCTGCTGCCGCCAGGCGCTGCCCGACGGCGATGATCTGGTCCTCTTCGGCATGCTGAAAAGCGAGTGCCCGTGGTTGGAGGTGGGGGAAAATGGGAAAGAGCAGCGCGCCACAGGCACCTGATCCATACGCCACGGCTGCCGCGCAGTATCAGTACGGCACCGAGGCCGCGGCCTATAACAAGGCCCTAGGCTCCGGCTCGACCGTCACGCCGACCGGCACCACGAGCCAGGTGCAGACCGGCATCAACCCGCAGACCGGCGCGCCGATCTACACCACGACCGAGAGCCTCACGGCGCCCGAGCAGCAGATCCTCGGCGAGCAGCAGGGCGGTCAGATCACAAGCGGCGCCACGGCCGAGCAGCTCGCGGCCGAGTCGCAGAGACAGCTCGAGTCCGGCGTCCCGCAAAACGTCGCTCAGACGCCCGTGCAGTCGCAGATCAACACCTCTGGCATCGCACCGATCGCCGGCGCCGGCGATCTCGCCGGCTTCACCGACGAGGCGCAAAACGCCGCTTACGGCACCGGCGAGATGTACCTGCAGCCGCAGATCCAGCAGCAGCAGCAGCAGCTTGACACGCAGCTGCGCAACGAGGGTGCGCAGCCAGGGTCTGAGGCCTACAACAACGCGATGGAGGACTTCAACCTTCAGACGCAGCAGGAGCAGCAGGGCGTCGAGAACAATGCCGTGCAGCAGGGACTCACCGAGCAGCAGGCGCTATACGGCGAGAGCGCAAACACGAATCAGCAGCTCTTCGGCGAGGCGGCCACCGAGCAGCAGGCGGCGAACGCGGCCGCGGCGCAGAAGTTCGGCCAGGAGGAGCAAGGCCTCGGATCGCAGATCCAGCTGCAGGAGCTGCCGCTCGAGGAATACAACTCAGTCGAGAGCGGCGTCAATCCGGCGCTGCCTTCGATGGGCCTCACAGGCTCGGGCGGTGCTTCGACCAGCGCGCCGGACATCATGGGCGCCTTCCAAAACCAGTATCAGGGCGAGCTCGCAAACTACAACGCCGGCGTCGCCTCGCAAAATGCTGACATCGGCGCGGGCTCGAGCCTCGCCGCGTCCTATCTCATGTATCTCGCACTCGCTTAAAGGTGAAACCAACATGGGCGTAAATTCCGGCGGTCAACAGATCACTCCGCAGCAGATGGCGATGCAGCGCCTCGCCAGTAATGCGACGAGTCCGTACCAGGGCAACGCGCCAGGGGGCGGTGCCGCCTCGGGCGCAGCTCAGCTCGCCGCGGCGCTGATGGCCAAACAGCGCATGCAGCAATACCAGCAAAAGCTCGGCGTGCCCGCGTACGGTGTTCCGGGCGCTCAGCCTGGTGCGGTCACTCCGAACGCGATGCCAGGTGGCGCGCCGCCGCTGACCGCCGGGGGTCCTGCCGTCATGGGAGCACAACCACAGCTGCCGGGTATGCCGGCGCCGAATCCGCAGGCGAGCGCCGTGCCGCTCACGCAGGTCACGCCGGGGCTGACGCCACAGTAGCAAGAGGTCGACATGCCCGACATGAGCCAGGTCCCGGCCGGCGTCCCGCCCCAGGACTACTCGGACTTCATCACCGCGCAGCGCCAGCAAATGCTGGCCAACGCGTTGATGCAAGGCTCGATGACTCCGATCCAGCAGCCGCAGACGACGCCCGTCAAAGGCCTCTACGTGCAGCCGCGCGTCGGAGCTCTTCAGGGTGTGTCGAAGGTCGCCGAGGCCTTGTTGGGCAACAGCGCCGCCAAACAGGCGATGCAGTCGCAGGTCAAGCTGCAGCAGGCGCTCAACCAGGCTTATGCACCTGGCGGGCAGCAGACGAGCCCGGGCACGCCGCTGCAGGCCGCTCCCCCGCCGAGTGATCCGGACGAGCAAAGCGTGCAGCCGGCGATCGCGCGCGCACCTGGCCAGAGTCTTGCGACGACGGTGCAGCAGACGCAGCCGACAACTGCGCCCGTCAACCCGCGCAACCCTTACGGCCTGCCGGCCGATGTCGCGCGTCAACTCGCGATGTCGGACCCTGCAAAATATGCCGCGTATCTGCAGGGCCCCGAGTGGGCGCAGCAGGCGCGAGCGGCCAACATCGATCCCGGCACTGCAGCTCGAGCACTGCTCGCAAAACAGACCGCCCAGGAGGTACGCCCTGGCGCGACGATGATCGATCCGATCTCGGGCCGCACCATCGTCGGCGCCGATCCGAGCAAGGGCGAGTTCTACGCTGTCGGTCCCAACGGCCAGGTCGTGGCGATGCCGATCCAGAATGACGCGCAGCTGCAGGCGATCCGCGCCGGTCTCACGACCGCGGCGACGCAGGCCAACACTCCGCGCGAGATCCCGATGGGTGGCGGCGTCAGCACAATCGGGTATCCTCCGACTCCGCCGGCATTGCGAGCTCCTCAGCAGCAGCCCCCTGCTGCTCCCGCTCCGGCCGGTCAGTCGCCTGCTCCGCCTGGTGCCGCACCTGTTGCTGGTCCCGCACCTGGCGCTGCAGCACCTGGCGCCGCGGGACCGACCTTGCCCGGTCCCCCGCGGCCGCCGGGGACTGCTCAAGCTCCTCCCGCGCCGCAAGCCACCGGTTTCTGGTCGTCGATGCCCAAGCTGCAGATTCCTGTCACGCCTGGGCAGACTTCCAACACGTACCAGCAGAAGAACCTCGAGGCGGCGTCGGCGAAAAATGCCGAGCTCTCGACGCAGTACGGCCAGCAGTCCGCGCTCGCCGACCAACAGCTCGACTTGAATCGCCGCGCGCTCGCGGCGCTGCCGAACGCTGAGGTCGGCCCGATGTCCGAGTGGCTGACGACGAACCGCGCGCGCCTCATCGAGGCCTTCCCGTCGCTCAAGAGTCTGATCCCTGAATCGGGCAGCGTCACGCCGACGATGGAGCTCAACAAAGAGCTGCTCAACTCGGCACTGCAAGGTGCGCGGCAGATCTACGGGAATCGCATGACGCAAAACGAGGTCAAGCTGCAGACGGAGGAGATGAGCCCGAGCTCGCACATGACCGCGGACGCGATCCAGTCACTCGTCGCGCAGGGCAACGTGCAGGCGCTGTACTCGAAACAGCGCGCCACCGATTACAACACCTTCACGCGCCGCGGCGGAGATCCGCTGCAGTTCGAGGCCTGGTACGCGCAGCAGCGCCCGCTTAGTGAATTCGCAGCGATGCAGCAGATGAGCCCCGCGCAGCGCCAGGTCGCGATGCAGCGTTTCTCGCAAAACCCTGGCTCGCGCGCTGACTTCAAGAACGCGCTCGGATGGGATCCGGTGAACTGGCAATGAGCGGAGGCCTGTACGACGACCTGGTCGCGACGCCTGGCGCGGCTAGCTCGGCCGCGGCCGCAGGTGGTGCGCCGGCGACGAGCTCCTCGAGCGCCCCGAGCCTGTACGCGGATCTCGCGCCTCCGGTGCCGGTGCCGGCGAAGCAGTCAGGCCCTCCTGCCACTGCTGCCGATCGCGTGCAGGCAGCCGAGGGCGGCATCATCAAGGGCGCCGCCTACACCGCAGGCCTCATTCCCGATACGCTTCTGAACCTTGGGAGCCTGGGCACCGCGGTCTCGGATGCCGCGCGCCACTACATCGGCGGCACCGACTGGGCTGACCTCCCGCGCCCGTCAAACCTCTCGCCCGTCGGGCACGCGCTCACGCAGCTCGCGGACAAGTCACCGATCACGACGACGCAGCCGGTGCGGCCGGATGATCCTGCCTCGCGCTATCTCAACACGGGCGCGAGCGTGTTGCCGGCGATCGCCGCGGGCGGTGAGGCCTCGGTCCCGAACCTGGTGCGCTCGACTGCGACGGCCGTACCGCCGGCGCTCGCCGCTCAGTACGTCGCCGAGGCGAAGCCTTTCAAGTCCGATGCGGCGAACAATGCCGCGACCGTGCTGACGCAGGCGCTCGGGACTGCAGCGATGCCGCGCCTTCCCGGAGCTCCGCTCGTGAGCAAAACCAACCAGGCGGTGCAGGCAGGCCAGGAGGCCGGCTACGTGTTTCCGCCTGGCACGACCAACCCGACCGCCGGCAATCGGATGCTGTCGGGCATCGCAGGCAAGGCCGCGATCGACCAACACGCCACGGTAGAAAACCAGCCCGTCACCAACGAGCAGGCGCGCGCAGCGATGCGCATCGCGCCCGGCGATGGTTCGGCGGTGTCTGACGCCGAGATCGCCGAAGCGAAAGCGAACGCTGCGCCAGGGTACGACGCCATGCGCGGCGCCGGGCAGATCACAGCTCCGCCCAACATGGCCGCGCAGCTCGCCGCGGCACTGAAACAGCAAAGCGGCGCCGGGCGTCTCGCGCCCTCACTGCGCAACACGCAGCTCGACAACCTGACGGCGGAGATCGGGAGCAATAAGACTTTCGACGCCGGTGACGCGATGGACACGATCGCCGAGCTCCGCGACAAGTCGAGCCAGGCATACCGCCAGGGCGATGCGAGCGCGGGGCGCGCCTACAAGGGCGTGTCGAACGTGATCGAGAACGCGATCGACCAGCACTTGAGCGCGAACGGGCAGCCGGACACCGTGCAGGGCTTCCGCGATTCGCGGCAGACCTTCGCCGCGATCAACACGGTCGAGGCGGCGCGCAACCAGACGACCGGCAACGTGCAAGCGCAGAAGCTGGCGGCGGCGTTGAAGGGCGGCGACTACATCGGGCCCGAGGGCTCGCCGCTGCGCATCGCGGGCGAGGCCGCCGGCCAGGCGCCGAAGGCCTTCGCCGAACCGACCACGACACCCGGCTCGAGTCACCTCGGATTTTGGGGCAGCGTGGCGCTTGCGGCTGGCGCCGGTGAGCACCTGCCAGTCGAGCACGGGGCTGCGCTCGCGGCGGCGCCGCTCGTTTACCAGGGCGGCCGGTACGCGGCGCGCAAGTACGCGCTCGGCCCAGGCCAGGGCGGCGCGGTGCAATACGGACCAGGGCAGGTTGATCCGCGTGTGCTCGCCGCGGCTTTGACGAGCTCGCCGGGGATCGTGCAGCAGTCGCAGCGCTAGCTGCGGCTCTCGAGGTAGCGGGTAAGGCTGACCGTAAAGCCGAGGATGAGCGCCGCGAGAAACAGCGTCGGGAACAGGTACCCGATCGCCAGGAGGGCGGCGGAGCCGAGCAGCCAGGTCAGAAAGTAGAGGGCGAACATAGGGGCTCGCAGCAACAGGCTACAGACGACGCAGAAGGCGAGCGCGGTGAGGACTGTGAGCACTCACTGATGGTACCCCTGCGCCGCAGCGTTGTGCACGCACTCGTTGATCTCGTGGGTGGCGATCGCGCTGCTGATGAGACCGACGTAATAGCGTTGGGTGCAGTCGATGACGTGACCCTGGTCATCGTGCAAGACGGCGACGGTAGTAGTGCAGCCTGAGAGACTGGCGCCGATGGCTGCTATCACGAGCGCCAGGGTTTTCCTGGTGTTCATGACGCTCAGCTTGCGCCGGCCTCGGCCTCCTTTCCACGTTTGAGGTGACATAACCGTGCCATTCAATGGAACTGGGACGTTCGTCCGGCTTTATAACTGGACCAACGACGCCAACAACAGCATCCCCATCAGCGCGAACCGCTTCGATGGCGAGGACAACGATTTCGCCTCGGGGTTATCGCTGTGCCTGACGCGCGACAGCCAGGGTGCTCCGACCGCGCCTCTCACCTGGGCGCAGCCGCTCACGATCAACGTCGGCACGGATGAGACCGTGATCGCGGCCGGGCGCACCGGTGGCGTCAACAATCCGCAGCTGCAGCTGCAAGTCGCCGACGCCAGTGGCGGCACGCTCAACCTCTCGACCGCGCAAACGCTCGCGCTTGCGATCGCGGGCGCGGCGATCCTGAGCCTCGGAGCCGCGCGCGCGACTTTCGCGCAGCCGGTGGCGTTGCCGGTCGGTGCGGTCGGCACGCCTAGTCTCGGCTTTACGGGCGACCTGACTTCCGGGCTCTACCACGTCGGCGCCGGCGACATCGGCATCGCCATCAGCGGCGTCGAGGTCATGGACTGGCAGGCCGCGCAGATCACGGCTTTCAACTCCGCGATCGCCGGCACCGCCGTGCTGCAGGCGATCAACACGAGCACGACTGCGACGCAGGATTTGCGCGAGAACCTCACCGCCGGCTCGAGCTCGCTCTCGCTTTACGTCGCAAACCAAAACCGCGCGACCGCAGTGCTCACCGGCGGCCCGACAGCAGCGCAGGCGGCGCTCTTCACGACGAGCGCGATCCCGCTCGCCTTCGGCGTCAATAACATCTACGCCGGGCAGATCGCGAGTACGGGCGCCTGGAGCATTCCGGCCCCGTCTTCGGCGGTCATCGGGCTGACTGTCCAGGCCGCCAATACCAGCTGGGCGATCGAAGCCCTCGGCGGAGCGACCAGCGGCCAGTCTTTCGGTCTCTTGATCGAGGCGGGCACGACCGCCGCCGACACGGCTTTCGAGATCGCCACCCAAGGCGGCGCCGCCATTATCTGGGAGACGATCGGCAACGGGCAGAGCTTCGTCTATGTGCCGAACGCTGCGACGGCGGCGCCCTCCAACATGGCGCAGGTCGGCTACGTCGACATCCCGCAGAATTCGCAGAATGCGAGCTACCAGTTAATCCTGAGCGACCGCGGCAAGCACATCTGGAATGCCGGCTCGCTCGCCACGCTGACGATCCCCGCGAACAGCGTGACGGCCTTCCCCATCGGCACGGCGATCACGATCGTCAACATCAACACCGCGCTCACGATTGCGCTCGCGACCGACACGCTGCGCTGGCTGCCGAGCGGCACGACGGGCAACCGCACGCTCGCGCAGTTCGGGCAGTGCACGATCCTCAAGGTCGCTGCGCAGCAGTGGACGATCACCGGTGTCGGCTTGAGCTAACGTGAAAAAGTTCGCGGTTCGCATCGTCGTTGATGGCGTCCCGCTCAAACGCCGGGAATGGCTGCGCAATCGATGGGCGCGTCCGGCCGAGCGGCGGTTGCGCCGCAGGCTGCGTATTCGCTGCAATGTCACGCAAGCGCTCGCCGGCGCCGGCACTTTCACGCCGCTCATCAATATCCACACGAGCGGCACCGGCGCCACTGAGACCGTCCCGAGCGGTGCGAGCCTTGTCACTATCGAGACATGGAGCAGCGGCGCGGGCGGCGGCAACGGCTCGGGCACCGGCTGCACGAGCTCAGGCGGCGGCGGTGGCGCCTCGGGCGGCTATTCGCGGACGGGCGGTTTCAACGTCGCGACTCAAGGCGGAAAGACTTTCACCTATACCGTCGGCGCCGCGGTTTCCGGCAATACCGTCGGCAACGCGACGACCGTGTCAGCTGGCACGGTGACCGGCTTCACGACGATGACCGGCAGCGCGGCCAATAAGGGCGCAGTCGGTCCCACGGGCGCCGGCGGCACCGGCGTTGCCCCCACCGGCGGCACGAGCGCGAACACTGCGGGCAACAACGGCACGGCCGGCACCGGCAGCTCGGGCGGTATCGGCGGCTCGGGCATCGCGGGCACAGTGCCGGGCGACGGCTCACCCTACGCGGCTGGCGGACATGGCGGCTACAGCACCGCGGAAACCGGGCAGACGGGCGGCGCTGCTGGCGCAACTGTCTTCTCGTACACCTGATGCACTTCACGCACCTGCAAATCGGCGCGGACTTCGCCGTCCTCTACCGCTTCGACCAGGCGGGCGATGGGATCCCGATGCATGCGCACCCGCACGAGCTCGAGCACACCGTCACATGCACGCGCGGGACAGTGGAACTCTACGGGCCCGGCCGCGCCTGGCGCCAGGTGCTGCGGATGGGCGAGACGTGTTCGCTCTTCGATTCGACCAAGCCGCACGAGATCGCAGCGCTCGAGGATCACTCGAGCGTTCTCAACACATTCCTGCACGGGCGTCCACCCGCATACGTCGACCTGCCGCCGCATGAGATCGACGGCAGCCTTGAAATGCAACTCACCGAGCCACCTGAGAGGGCCTAAATGACGAAGCCGATCGCAAAGGCGGTAGCGAAAGCCGTTACCCGACAGCAACCCGAGCAACCTCCCGCGCCTGTCATTGCTTCCCCGCCGCCGGCGGGTGATCCGCGCATCCCGAAAACCGCGGCGCTCCTTGTCACGGGAGGCGAGCTGCAGATCCTCTATGGCGCGCTCGACGAGCTCCCCGGAAAGTTCGGCCGCGCGCTGTACGCGAAGATCCAGGGCCAGGTGCAGGCGCAGATTGACGCAGCACTGAAAGCACCGCCGCCGAAGTGACGCGAGCGTCCGAGTCGGACCCCACGCTCACCGACGTATTCGGACCCGAAAAGGCCCGGCAGTTACGTTGGGCGCTATGGGTGCGCCGTCAGTTCACGGCGACCTCGCTCACCGTGATCGGCCTCGTCGCCGGCAGCGCCTGGGCGTACATCGGACACCTGCGCGAGCAGATCGCCCAGGTCACGACACGCGTCGTTGTCCTCGAGACAGAAGTCATCCCCGATAAGGATCTCAAGCTAAAAGTCGCCGAGCACGAGGCGCGTCTGCGCAACCTCGAGGATAACTACCAATTCGCGCGTGACCACGCGGCCGATCCGCCGGCGAGGGGGCGTGTACCACGATGAACAACAAGGCAATCGCGCACGCCTTCGACAGCGTCAAGCGATTAAAGCAAACCGTGCGCCGCCTCGATGCCGCGATGCAGAAGCTCGAACCGCTGGTCGCTCACGCGCGGATCGACAAGTTTGATGTGCAGCGCTCGCTCAACAACTGCGACGCCAACATCGAAGTTGGCACGCACTGGCTCAACAAGGCGATCGCCGACATCTTGGAAGTCGTGCCGGAGGACTCATGAGCGAGGCGCTGGATATCTTCGCCGCGCGCGCCATCCGCGAGGAGGCCAAGCGCCGGCTCGCCTATAACGATGCGACCGGCAAAACGGTGACGTGTCAGCCGGGCGGAAACCTCTCGATCGGCATCGGGATCAACCTCGAAGCCGGGCTCGATGACGCGGAGATCGAATGGCTCTTCCGACACCGCGCCGGGCTCATCGAGACACAGTTGCAGGTGTTCGCCTGGTACACGGGCGCGGATCCGGTGCGCCAGTCGGTCGCGCTCGATGTCGGCTTCAATGAGGGCCTGCGCGGCCTTTTGCATTTCCCGCACATGATCGCCGCCTATGCGGTGAAGGATTGGCCGACGGCGGCCAGCGAGTGCCGGATCGAAGATCCGAAAGTCGACGCCCAACGCTACGCGCCGCTGCGCGTGCTTCTCTTGAACGGAGCGACGTCAGCATGACACTCGACAGCCTCGGCCAGACTGCAAAGCAAGTCCTCGCCACGGTGGCGCCGCTCCTCGGTATCGCGCTCGGCGGCCCCTTTGGCGGCCTCGCCGGCACCATGCTCTCGAAGGCGCTCGGGACAACGGACCCGAGCAAGATCGAAGCGGCCATTACGTCGACCGACCCCGACATCCTCCTGAAGCTCAAGCAGGCGGATAACGATTTCAAGACGCAGACCGAGGCGCTACAGATCAGCGAGGAGAAGCTCTCATTCGATGACACCGCGAGCGCTCGCGCGCGGGAAATGACGGTCAAGGATCACACGCCCGCGATTCTCGCTTACTTCATCACGGCCGGCTTTTTCGCAGTCCTCGGCTACATGATGGTCAAGGGCGCTCCGGCCACCAACGGCGGCGGCGGCGAGGCCTTTCTGATTATCCTCGGCGCGCTCGGGGCTGCCTGGACCGGCGTCATTTCGTACTACTTCGGTTCGAGTGCCGGGAGCGTCCAGAAGGACAAGACGCTCGCGGACATAGCAAAGTCGTGATTCCGCCCGAGCCGGTGGCGCCGCGGCGCTGCCCCTCGACGATGACCTTCGCTCGCAAAGCCTTTCGCTGCGAGCTGACGGCAGGGCATCCCCCGCCGTGCAAATTCGCCGAAATCATCCCAACGCCAGGAGTGCCCCGACATGGTAGACCCCGTCGCAAATAAGGATCTCGAGCAGAAGGTGCTCGACAAGGTCAACGCCGATCGATCATGGCTCGCCGCTAATCGCGTGCTGCTGATCGCGGTCGCGATCGCCGCCGTGCTCGGCTTCATCGCCGGCAAGATCGTGTGACGTCCGACTACTTCAGCTGGATCGACCGCCATACCAGGCCACGGAAGGCCGGGCGGCGCGATGAGCTCGATCGCGAAGAAGCCGCTCGGCCCTCGGAGCCGATCCAGGTTCAGGAGTACAACGGCGCCAGCACGACAATAATCAGGCGCATCCGCGCTGCCATCCGCGACCGCATTAGAGGCGATTAGAGCGGCGATCTTTCCACCCTTCCCGAGGTACCGGTTTCCCCGCCGCTCGGCAGGGCGCCACACGCCCTTAAGCCGGTATGCCCTTTTCATGCCCCGCCGAGGCCGTCTCGGGCCTCCATCAACCCACTAGACCCCACGAAATACGGCCATAACCCCGGTACACGGCGGTAAATTGGCTCTCATAATGCCGGGGTCGAGGGTTCGAGTCCCTCCCTTTCCATTACCTCTCAAGTACTTACGCTCCACGTGGAACGTGGCTCCGCTACGGTATGCCCTTTTCCTGCTCGTCTTGGGCGGCCAGAGGCTCGTTGAGCACGTAGTCGCTCATGTCGGTGCCCGCTTCCTCCAAGGCCTCCCACTGCACGCGGTTTATCACCAGCTTGATCTGACCCTCGAGCGCAAGGGGGGCGACCCGGATGATGCGAGGGCAACGCTGTACACGGCCGGCTTGGTGCTGGTCCCAGGGCAGCCCACAGCTGGCGCAGTGCTCCATATCGTCCAGCTTGGGAACCCAGACCGACTCGTCATCAAAGCGCCTTCCAGTCATCGCGGCTTCCCCTTCCGATGCTCAGCGTACGTCCTCAGGTGCTCGACCGACAGGTGAGCATAGGTCTCAACCATCGACGCGGATTTCCATGTCCCGAGCTTCTGCAGGACGTGGGGCGGTGTGCCCGCCTGGATATGCCAGCTCGCCCAGGTATGTCGCAGGTCGTGGAACCGCAGCCAGGGCACGCCGGCGCGCCGGGCCGCCGCTTTGAACTCGTGCCCGTTTGCGTCCGAGAACGGGATCGCCTGACCCTTCGGGCCGCGCCTGAAGGTGAATACACGCGAGTCGTGCGCGCCTCGTTGGGCGCGAATCACTGTCACTGCGCGCTTGCTCAGCGGTATCGCGATGGTCTCGGCATTCTTCGCGCTCGAGGCGGGGATCAATAGCTGCCGCCGGCGCAGGTCCACCTGGTCCCAGGTTAGCCCCGTGATATTGCGCATGCGCAGCCCCGTCTCGAGGCCGCATTCGACGACTGCGCGCAGATGCGGAAACTCGCGCAGCTCGTGCAACAGTCGCACAGCCTGTGCGCGCGTGAGGAACAGCCGCTCGTGCCGCTCGAGCTTCACCATCGGTACCGCGGGCATCTTCTCGATCCAGTCCCACTCGCGCAGAGCCTTGCGCAGGATCATGCGCATGAGCGCCATGTAGCGGTTCGCTGTCGACACAGAGGTCTCGGCCGTGCGCACCGCGCGCAGCCTCGCAATGATGGAGGGGGTGATGTCGGCGAGCGCTGTCGGGCCGAGCAATTGCGGCTCGGCCGAGAACCACTTCAGCCGCTCGGCGTCCCGGTCTTTGTCACGACCCGTAGCCTCGGTCGCCCATCGCTCGACGGCCTGCTTCCAGGTGTAGCGCGGGCGCTCGCCGAGGCGCCGTTCGCGCCACGCAGCACCGCGAAGTTTCGCTTCGAGCTCGTCGGCGAGTGCTTTGTCAGTTGTGCCAGACGAGCATCGAGTCTTGATTCCACCGACCGTGAATCGGATCCACCAGTACGGGCTCTTAGGCTGGCGATAGAGTGGCACGCGCGCTCTTTGGCTTGTTGTCGGATGAGCTCGACCAGGTCGGCCTCGACGAATACCCACCGTCGGCCGATCTTGGCCCCGGGAACCTTACCCGCGCGCGCCTTGCGCAGCAAACAGTCCTCGCTGAGGTGCAGCAGGCGGGCGGCGTCGGTGAGGCCGAGGGTCGTCACGGTTCCACGTTCGACAATGAGAATGGCATCGGAGCCAAGTGCTTTCCCTCGTGTCCGGCCGGCAATGTGCAGGGAACGATGGGTCCACCAATTACGGGTTGCCACGTTGCGGGACAAGCCGACGTCTCGACAGCTGGTCCCTCAAGCCCTCGCACCGCAGCCTTAAACCCGCAGGTGCATTGATCGGGTCCGAGTCGCCGGCAGTCGCTCGTATGACGGCACCATTTCAGGAACAGCTTGCGCAGCCGCTCGATCTCGTCGGCCTTCATACCGTTCGCGATCTCGAGGTCGGTGACGCGCTCGCGGAGCTGCTCGAGCTGGCGCCCGACGGGAATCGGCACGTCGTACTCCGTCCCGTCGACGACGACGCGCAACCGCTCGGCGTCGATCCGGTGCAGCGTCTTGGTGAGGTGCTCGTTGCTCTTGCGCAAGTCCGCCCACCACCGCACTAGGTCGCGCGCGCATTCCTTGCAGAGTGCCGGACCGCCGCAGCGCGCAAGCACCCCGTCGTCGCGCCGGTAGACATGTCCGTGCCCGGTGTTGGCGCTCATCGCTGCTCCTCGAGCAGCGCGTCGCGCGCGGCGTTGATGCGTGCCATTGCATGCGCGTCTCCACCTGGTCGATCCGGATGATGCTTGGCGGCGAGGAGTCGGTAGGCGCGCTCGACCTCCTCTCTGCTGGCGTTCGCGCCAACGCCGAGAACCTGGAACGGCTGCTCGGGCGCCGGTAATGCGGCGAAACCCATGAACGCGCGGTCGAGAATCTCAGCGCCACCGTGGCGCTCGATCGCGCGCATCGCCTCGAGCGT